GGTAACATGTCTGTAGCTCAATTATTAGCTGAACAGAATACTTTACCAGAACCTAAAAAAGAAAAAGAAGAAAAGAAAGAAGAGATACAAGGTGAGAAGACTGAAGAAATGGAACAAGAAACTCCAGATAAAGAATCACCCGAAGTAAAATAGATTCATCGAGGTAGTCTAATGAGTGCAGCTGCAGCAACTAAATTATTAACAGGCACAAAAATGGCTGGCAGATTTAAAGATGTCATGCCTTTATTAATGTCTTCCATGCCCGGTGCCTTGTTTTCTGGAGGATTTGCCACACTTACTACTGGTAATCCTCTAGCAGGTTTAACAGTTGCCGGAGCCGATTTGTTAGGAAGTACAGCTCTTGCTACAGGAATAGGAGCTTTAGGTAAAAGAAAGATTCTTGGTAAGACAGTTAATTTTGCTGGAGGACCGGCTATAAATATAAGAGGAGATGTACCTGAAAATATTAAACAAGAAATAAAAAGAGGAGTAGCTAGTCCAGATTTCCAATCTTTTATGGCTAGTAAGACAGGATTTGCACCTTCTCCAGCACAGACCATAGGACAAGTATCAGGAAGTATTGGAGCAGTATTAGCTGTAGAACCAATGTTTTATCCAAAACCTCAGGGAGATATTGTTTCACAACAGTTAGATCAAAGATTAGGTATGGATGCTCTTTTAAGAACTCCTTCCAACCCACTGTACAGAGGTCTTCCCTACAAAGTAGGCAAAGATTCAACGGTTAGTGTATCAGCATCATCTGAAAATGATGTATACAATACAGGACCAGGTTATTCTTCTGGAACTTTATACCAAATGGCTGGTAATCCAATGAGAGGAATGTAATATGTTTTCTCAGTTTTTTCAAAATTTAAAACAGGGATTCCAAAACGCTGAAGACATAATGTCAGCACGTCAGGATTATAGGCATTCAGTTATTGATCCTGAATTTTATAAAAATGTAAGACAGGGTTATCAGGGACCTGATCGTTCAGTAAAAGGAAATAAAAAAGTAAATATAAAAGGAGCAGAAAATGTTGGAGAATTTGTGGGAGCTTATGCCGCTAGAGTATCTACCGATATCTTATCTGATGGAACTAGACAGTTTTATTGGAGATATAATCACCCTCTTGCTATAGGACAGAAGATTGTGGAACAAGCTGTTCCTCAGTTAGGAGATATAAAAAGTCCTGTTCAAAGAGCTTTAGTAACGGGTGCAGTAGGAGCACCAACAGCTGCTTCTTTAGGGATCTTTGATGTTACTAATCCAGGGGAATTATTTAGACCGAAAGGATATGCACAATCCTATGCAGAAAAAGGATCACAAGATAGAAGAAAAACAGCAGAACCAGGCATGGAAATGTTTGAAAGATTTTTCTTAGGAAGAAGAGGTAGACCTTTAAAATATGAAACAGCTAAACAAGATATACCTAGTCTTACTCCTGAAAGATATGGTCAGGCAATGCGTAGCCAGTATCAAGATCGTGGTGTATTAGGTTTAGGTTTACTAAAAGGAACTAGTGCAAATATAGAAGGATATCCTGAGATACGTGTTGTAGGTTTTCCTGTAGGTCTTCAAGCTGTTGGAGCAACTGCAGGAGGTATTGCTGGATTAAAAACTTCAGTAGGTCAAAACTTAATGACTAATACAGGATCTAAAGCACAGAGATTTAAAGCCGCAGGTATAACATTAGCAGGATCACTTGGTGGTGCCGCTGCAGGTAAGACTTTGAATATGGCAATAGCCGGTGCTAACAGACCTAAATATTTAACTACCTCAGATTACATGCAGGGATAATGATAGTACTGATAAAATTAAAAGATAAGAACGGAGAGTAGATCTAGTAATGGCTGAACAGAAAATGGGAGCACAAGACTTTTTACTTTTTCAGACTTTACTGAATCAGATGAAGGCTACACCAGGTGGATTCCAAACAGCAGGGAATAGAGCTATATATGGAATGTTTCCTAAGACTGCTATGGCATCGGCAGGAATGCCTGCAGGAGCAGGTGCTTCTATCCCTCTTTCTGGAACACAGTTAGCTAGAGGGGCAGCGGGAGTTGCAAGAATGGGAACATCAAGATTACCTCTAATATCTGGAGGTATACAAGCACTAAGTGGAGATCCAATAGGTGGGGCAGGAACTGCAGTAGGAGGTTTAGCAGGAGCTAAAGCAGGAGCCGCTCTAGGAACAGCAATAGCCCCTGGAATTGGAACGGCAATAGGTGGTATTGTAGGTGGTCTTGCAGGTGGAGGTATAGGACAAAGTGTTACTAGAGGAGTAGCAGGTATTGATGTAAATAATCCACTAACAGGACCAGACCTTAGTATTTTAGGTATTCCATTAAGTCAGTATGCTAAAACTAAAAAGAGTTTAGAAAGAGCAACTGAATTAGAGAAGAAGAGATATAAGGAGTTAGCACCTCTCTATGAAGATGCTAGAAACAAACAGATGGCGAGAGACATGATCGGTAGTCAGATGGGACTAGCTCAGACCATGTTAGGTTCAGTTTACGGGAGATAATAATGGAAAAATTTCAAAACTTTCTAAATAGCATAGGAGGCAATCTTAATAAGTTTAGAAAAGGTATAGGACTTACAACAGGTAACTTAGAGAAATTTGGTAATTTTATGGGTGATATACCCAGTCAAGAAGATGTAGATTTTATAAAGAAAGATTTTCCTAGATTAGATGAGTTTAAAACTAAAAAAGCATTAGCAAAAGAAAACAAAAGAAAAGACGCCCTAGGTAACATTAGAGATATTACCACAGGAAAAATAATAGAAAAAGAGACTCCTAAAACAGGGGGAGTTGAAGGTGAATCTAAAATACCTAGTTTTCAAGATGTAATGGGAATGAAGTTTGGTGAGTACTTGGATGAAGTAGCTCAAGTAGGGGAACAAGCAAAGAATAAAGACGCTTTAAGATCAGGAATATCAAGTTTGGCTTATTCTCCTTTGATAGGGAGTCAAGCCGCAATGGATGCAGCTGCTAACATAGCACAGTTAACCGGAGTGAATATGGCTGCCATCGCTAACCAAGGTAGTGTAATGGCACAAAATCCGACTAAGCAAAAAATAGCTGGTAAATATTTCAGGTAGTAGAATGATGTTAGGTAAACGTTTTTATCAAAGCCCTTCGGAGGAGGCCCTATGTTTGGAGCGATATTAGGAGGAGCCTTAAGTTTAGGTGGTAGCATAATTGGAGCTAGAGGACAGGCTGCTGCTGCACAGGCTCAGATGGATGCTTCTGCTGATCAGCTAAAGAATAATATAATGCTAGCTAGAGAAGCTAGAAAGGGAAACTTAGCTAAATTTATTGGACAGAATGTAGCAGATTATGGATATGGAGCAGATTTAGATTTTGAAAGACAAAAGAGGGCTAGTGAATTTGATTCAACTAGAAAGAGGGATTTGGAACGAGGAGCAAATATAGCGGATTTTGAAGCACTGTTAGGTATGAGAGAAAACCCTTTAGCTAGGGAACAGAAACAAAGACAGCGAAGATTTGAATTAGATAAAATTACAAAAGAAAGAACTGCCGCCATGGAAGGCATGTTTGGGCCTATTAGGAGATCTTAGGAGGGATTATGGGAAGTAAAACAGTATACAATGCTCCAAAGATAGAAAAGGATGATAGCTTTGCAAAGTATCTAGAATACCAGCAAGGAAAGGAAGACAGATTACAGGCACAAGCTGATAAAGAAAAAGCTGAAACAAAAGCTAAAGATTTAACTCGGAGAAAATCTGGTGCTCAAGGATTAACAGGTTTGTATGATCGTACTAAGTCCCAATTAGAATCTGGTTTAGTAAGTTTTCAAGGAGCACAGGATAAACTGCAGAGTTATATAGATAAATATGATTTAACTTCCGGCTTTACGGAGGATGAAGGATTTACCCCTACTTACACCGACCCTAATAAAGGTGCTGGGCAGTATTTAACTAATCTCCAAAATGCATATCAGGGAGAAGGAGGACTGTTAGAGAGGCAACGTACTTCTGGTATTAACCTTGCATATCAAGACATATTAGGAAGACAGGCAACAGCGGATGAACTTTCTGGTGCTATGTCTAACTTACAACTCCAATCTTATGGAGGAGCTGGTATCTCAGGATTAAGAGATTCTCTTAAATCATCCAATGAATATACTAAAAACGTCAATAATAACTATTTAGATAATTATTACGATACTATGTATGGTAAGCAGACCAGAGATGATGAAGGTAATATGACTGGAAAACGTAAGTTTACTTTCGACCCATCTTTACTACCTACATACCAAGGAGATTTGGAAGCCAAAACAGGCGTTGGTGTTACTTCTGGACAGCAGTTTGCAGATTATTTTGGAGAAGGAAGAACCATTGCAGAGCTAGAAGAAGGCAAACAGAATGTTAGAGATAGTAGAAAGTTCCTGTACAGTGCTGGTTTAACTAATCTTCAAGGTGATATTGATAAAGAGACTCAAAAGATTAAAAATGAAGGAGCAAAAGACATCGCCAAGATACAACAAGAAGGAGCTATTTACGGACAATTGTTAGGTGGATTTAATTTCTAGAAGAATACCCTTTGTTATAATAAATTCAGAGTTAATTACTTTTAATTAAATGGAAGAGAATACCGACAATTATTTTGATATCCAAAGATTTCAAGATTTACTAGAAAAACTAGAAGGTTCTAAAAAGCGTCAGCAAAGACAGAAGTCTGTAGAAGGACGTAGAGACATCTTCGCAGGTGGTCTTGCTAACATGATGGGCAATTTCTAATCTGATATCATTAGCATAGGTTACTAAAATGACTGTTGACAAAACTTACGAGTCAGATGATTATTTTGACCTGGATAAATATCGACAGGCAGCTGGTGTAGCTTACGATTTTTCAAAAAAGAAAATGGAGGATGCTGGTGAACAAGAAAGGAAAACAATCGATAAAGGCGGTGAAACGGCAAGAAAGTCCGCTAGCCAAAAGCAGTCCTTCAGTGAAAGGGACGAAGAAAGAGACCGTAAACAGGCCCAATCAGCTTATAGATATTGATCTATTCAATGAATGGGTAGATAATTTAGATTCCTCTACACAGGAATCTTTTTGCTCTTTTGTGGAAGATAATAATTCTATTATTGAGTCCTATTTGTATTCTCGTTTTCTAGGATATGAAGGCAGTATTTCTCCATGTGATTTATGGATAAAAGAACATTACAAAAAACCGGATCACAGAAAGAAGTTGTTATTTGAAATTGATGAGATGCAAGAAGATATAAGGAAATTAAGAGAAGACATAGAAAACACTGTAGTTAAAAGAGATGCGGGTGTTGGAAGAATTGCCCAGATGCAGAAGGAACTTAGAAGCACTATTTCTGAAATGGAAAGCTTTACCAACATGAGAGATCGTAAAGGATTACTTATGGCTGGTGCAGACCGTGCTATTAGAGAATTAATGTTTATATTTAAAGATGATCCAATAGAATCTCCCCTAGAAGAAGCAACTATGAGCGTATGGGCGAGAATGCAGTTAGAGGAGTAGTGCAGTTAAAATAAGAAGAAATGAATATATAAAATTAGTTCATAATGGCTAAAAAAGGAATGCCACCTCAGCTTCTTGAGTACTTTAAAAACAAGAACAAAAAAAAAGAAGACGGCTCTAAAATGAGTGATAAAGAAAAACGTTCAGAAGCGTTAGATAAAGCCAGAAAAGCTAAGAAAGCAGCTAAGACTTACAAAGATAAAAAAGCATCAGAAGAGCCAAAAGATAAGAAGTAAGCTAATATTTAGTAGTACTTAAAGTATTAATTAGTGCCTTCTTATACTCACCTTGCTTATAGACGTAATGCTAAAGCTGCAGCCCGTAAGCAACAAATTAAGAAACCTAAAAATCTAGAGACACTAAAGAAAGCTAGAGAAGATTTCGGATACTTTTGTGAATTTGTAGCGGATAAACCACCGGCAGAACATCATAAAACTTGGCACAGACATTTTATTACTAATGAAGATAGTAGCTGTCTGTTAAAAATTGCAGGGCCCAATGTTGATCTACTAGCTCCTAGAGGGTCTGCTAAATCGACTGTATTAGGTCTTTTAACTGCTTGGGCTATTGGTGTTCATACACAGGCTAAACAGCCTCTACAGGTCTTGTACCTGTCCTACACAGTGGATATTGCCAGGTCTAAGTCTGCAACCATAAAGAGAATTATTGAGAGTAAGAGATATCAAGAAGTATTTCCAAAAGTAAGATTACTTAAAAACGTAACCAGTAATGAATATTGGTCGATAGATCATAAATTTGCAGGAATAGATACTACTGGTGAAGAACAATTTACATTATGTGCTGCTGGACTGAAAGGATCGGTTACATCTAAGCGTTCCCATCTAGTCATGATTGATGATGCAATAAAATCTTCTGCTGATATTGCGAATCCAGATATAAGAAATCAGATGAAGGAAAACTGGAATGCAGTTATAGCACCTACTATGTTTGAAGGAGCTAGGGCTATTTGTTTAGGAACTAGGTTTAGACATGATGATATACACGCTACTACTTTTAATGAACAAAATAATTGGACTCAAATTGTTCTATCAGCTATTTTAAATGATTCTAAAACAGGAGAAGAAGAGTCATACTGGCCGGACATGTGGTCTCTTGAATATCTAAAAGAAAAGAAGAGACAAGCACCTATAGCTTTTTCTTTTCAATACATGAATCAGATAGTTAGACAAAATGAATTATCATTAGCTCCAGAATTAATAGTAAAAGCAGAGATTTCTACTGATTTTGACACTTTAGGGATAGGGGTTGATTTATCCGCAGGTATTAAAGAAAAGAATGACTACACAGTCATGGTTCTTGGAGGGCGTATAGAAGATCGTATACATATAATTGATTACCGACGTATTAGAGTCATGGGTAATTTAGAGAAGTTAGATGCCCTAAAAGAGTTGCTATATGACTGGTCAATAATAGGAAAAGATGTCAATGAAAATTATTTTCCTACCTACTCTACATGTGATGTCTGGTCAGAGGCGGTACAGTATCAAGCATCTTTAGAAGCTGACTTTAAAAGAATATGTTTAAGTAATGAAGGTCTATACAATCTTATATGGCACCCCGTTAAAGGATTCAGAGCGGATAAACTTGCACGATTTAGAGGAATAATGGGAATGTTTGAAGATAGAAAAATAATATTTAATAGATACAGAAACTTTACCCATATGTTTGAAGAATTAACTAACTTTGGAGTAAGTGGACATGATGATTGTGTAGACGCTTTAGTTTGGCTTGTAAATGGATTAGCCCGTAAAGGTCAACTTCATTTAGACTTTTAATGTAAGGGTATATAAATAGTTATGGGACCTGAGTATATTGCCGTTATTTTCAGTGCTGTGATATCCTCCTTAACTGGAGGAAGTTGGGTAGCCAGTAAAGTATTAGAAAGGCATCGTGAAAGATTAAAGGATGTTGTCCAAAAAGTAGAAAACCAAACATTACGTATTAATGCTTTGGAAGAACACGTAAACCGCATGCCATTGGAGTATGTTTTAAAAGCGGACTTTATTAGAGAACTACAGGATATGAACGACCATTTCAAGGCAATTCATAATAAGCTTGATAAACTAATGGAAAAGCTTATAGACAAATGAGTTATGTTTTAGAAGTGAAAGAAGCATCAGATGGTGAATTGTTACTAAACTTACCGGAAG